TGGTTTCTGCCATAGTTTTATTTATATTCTAAGCGAATACCGCAATATTAACACTATTTTTATCTAGCACATGAGTCGAGTTACCTGGACTTGTTATGCGAACCTTAACGCTTGAAGTACCTGCACCAGATGTATCTTCTAAATAAATCACACAATGATTATTAAAAGTAAATCTATCTATATCAATCAAAGCAGAAGTTGTCGCATTTGAAGGTACTGCTGTTGTAAAGTTTGCAGAAAACAAACCCTCAGAATGATCTGTTATTGAACTTACATTAAATTGTCCTTGAATTGATGCAAAATTATCGGAAGCACTACCACCTCTAAAGCTATCAAATTCCACACAAGCTCTAACTAATCTACCAGCAGCAGTTTCAGTACCGCTAGAGTTTTGAAAGGTAGGGCCAGAACTACTATTACTTCTATATTGAGTCGCTTTCGTTGTTGTGGTATTAGAGTTCGTTGTATTTACTGTTGATAATCCAGAAATTGTAGTAGCAGAACCACCTAAAGATATGGCTGTGCTTCCAACTGTAATTGAACCAGTAGACGATGCAAAACTTAAAACACCACTACCATTAGTCTTTAAAAATTGACCATTACTTCCGTCTGATGTTGGTAAGGTAAGTGTGAAATTTGTTCCTATTGTTGAACCTGCTTTTAAACCTACATAATGAGAACTGTTATTATCTCCAAATCTAATTTCATTTTGCGTTCTAAGTGTTATTCCATTAGCATCAAATACCATTTGCTCAGTTCCAGCAGAACTAAATCCCATAATATTATTTGTTTTTCTAAATAATCCTAAATTTGTATTAGTATCAAAAGATATAGCAGGAGCAGCAGCACTATTGGAATCGTCAGCAAGAAACTGACCTGTCATCGTTCCACCTGACTTGGATAATAAACCTAAATTTGGTTGGTCTATATTTCCAATCGTTGTAAACGCACCATTGGTAGAATTTCTAATCTTTAATTCATTTGAACTAGTGTTACGGAAAAACATTCCAGCTACGCATTTACTTGTAGCTAAATCTGAAGATTCTGAATTGTTAGATTGAATTGCAGCAAAAACCGCATTTAAATCAATTCGGACATTTGCTCCTGAGTTATCTTCGATATTGTAATTTGCAACGCTAGTCATAACTAATTACTTGTTTTTCTTATATTACCCTCCTTTGCCAAAACCAACAGCATTGTAGGTAAAGTTCCTATCAATACTAGCACCACTTGAGTTTTTAAAATGGACTGTAAATCCTGTTCCACTTATATTAGTAAGTTCAAAATAATCTCCTGTAACCATAATTTTACCAGAAACACTTTGCGGAGAAATACTTACAGATGGTAAAAAATTATTTAAGTTACCCAGACCAGATGTACCAACAAAAAAAGCATTAGTAAAAGTAACATTTTTAGCTCCCGAACCTGATGCTATAACACCAGATTGTTCTGTTCTAGAAGGTAAACTTGCTGTGTAACCTAATTGCTGTAAATTTATATTTTGTGCTGTATCTGATGTATTTAATGTAACTCTAAACTTAAATCCTCTACCTTTAAATGTTCCATTAGCAAAATCATTAAAATTAGAATAGTTAGTCATATCAGTAGAAGTCTTTACAGATAATTTTGCATTGGAATCTGGAGCTTCTGTTCCATCAAAATTAACCCAAGTATCTATATTATCTGTTCTATTATCAAACAAATCTCCTGTATAAAATCCAACTCCTTGAAAATGTCTTTTTAAAGTAAGAGAAAATACTCCACCCAAATCTAAAGTATTAGCAAAGTCATAAGTACCAGTTGCATTGTTTACTGGATTAGTAAGAATTAAGCCACCTTTTGAACTGCTATATTGGGTATTAGTAAACAGACTAGATGTCGTATTGTTAAACGGAGGAGTATCATTATCTTCTCTATCGGTTTTAACAGTAATTGAATCTAAAATTTCAACCAAAGATAAACTAACTTTTGTTACCGATACGCTAAAATTTCCCGTGTCGTCTTGAAATTTAAGAAGATAAGTTCCTGGAAGAGCAGGACAAATTGCTTCATTAGAGTTTCCAGGCACAGCCTCTATAATATCCTGTGCTGATTGAAAAGTTGCACTTGCTTCCGCTAAATTAGAATGTCTTACATATACTCGACCTCCATGCAACACATCAACAGAAGTTGATTGATCAAATCTTAATCTTATAAATTGTTCGTTTATAGGTTCAATAGTTAAATTAGTTACATTATCTGGAGCACCTGATTTACCTGTGGTTTGTAGTGTACCAACAAGAGGAGTAGTCGATAATTTTCCTGATGAATTATATGAATAAATTTCAATATCAACACTTCCTTTTTTAGTATCCATAATTTCAAAATCATTACTAAATACTTCTTGAGTTATAAAATTGTCTGTATTACCAGCATCAGTTGTAATCCGATAATTTAATTGATAAGAAGATGCACCCTGAGGACTTTCATAAACACTTCCATCATCAGCAAAAAATGTTTTTGTAGGTTCTTTCCAGCTAACTATTAACTTGCTTCTTGCTATTCCGTTTATAACAATAGTTTTTTCTACACCTCTTAGGTTAGAAGGAGGATTTAACGGAGCATTAAGTATAGATACAGTTCTTGGTAATAATGGATCACCATTTTCAATAAAATTATATTTACCTTCAACATAAGTTAAAGCTGTTATTGCATAACTAATATCATCTTCTTCAGTAACTTGTATGACTCTAAATAATTGTGTCTGTAACGATGCACTAGATAACAAATAAGGTGAATTGGTATTTGGTACTGCTGAAAAGGTTGATTGTGTTATAACAGTTCCATCAAGTTCAGTTCTTTTAACACTATTAACAGTAATAACTGCTCCACTTATATTAGATACTGTTCCTACTTCAACAGTACCATCGGGTAAAATAACACTAATTTCTGGTGAATCATTTAAGGAAGGTAATGTAGTTTCAGATTGAGCATCAATAGTAATCGCAGTAGTTGTGGCCGATACAACACGACCTCCTCTTCTAGCTCCTGCTCTTACTGGATCATTAACCTCTATCACAGAACCAGGTCTTACCAACATTCCAGAATCTATAGAGGTTGTAAAACTAACTGTTTCACTTTCATTTTGTTCAGAGAAAAGAATTGCTCGTGCTAATCTAATCGCTTGATTACGAGAAGTACAAGCAAATGCTTTTACTTGTTTAACAACTATTCCTAATTTATTTATAGCAGCAGTATCTCGATATTCTTCAGTATCAACCTCTCTAGAATCCATATTAAAATAGCTTACAGCTACAACAGAATGACGTTGTTTTAAACTTGTGCCTTGATAAACAAATCCTTTTTCACCAACATTGGCTAAATTAAATAAATAACTAGGAGCAGTTGGCTTATCTTGTGAAATATTAATAGTTCCAGCAGACCATATTGGCATACATCTCATAACACCTGCTAATTCATTTATTGCAGTAAAAGCCTCTTTTGGACTTTGTATATTTACATTACAGCTAAATCTTGCTTCTTGTGTTCCAGAATTACTACCATCATCAACTAATTCATTTGCATATTTAGAAGCTGCAAAAAAACTAAATAAATCGATATTAGAAAATTTAGTAGAGTCGTTAGTCTCATCTGGAGCAATATGTTCTCCTAATCCATAACGCTTAGTAGTTAAAAGATCAAGAAGTATCATTGAAGGACACGAGCACCATGTTGCTGCTTGCATTGTTCCATTAAATATATAGTTGGCTGGATATTGTATTCTTCCAGTTTGCAAATCAACAGTAGGAGTGCCAGAACCATTAGCTCCTGCTCCTGGTATTCTTACTTTTATACCTCTTATGCGAAAAGTTCTAGATGGAATTGAATTGAAAACTTTACTATCAATACGCAAAGCTGTGTATGCACTATCAGGATAGGTTGATAAATTATCTATAACTTCTTGTATAAATGAAAATTTAAATTCATCTCTTAAA